ATACAGGATAATTTAGGTAAGGTAATTCAATTAGACCTTGCTAAAGTACCAGATAGTTGGGATATAGATAAATGGATGTACTATCTAAAGACTGCTCATATTGCAGTAGTTGATTCATTCAATGAAGGTAATAGAGGTGCTTCTTTAGGTAAGCTTTCTGGAGCGTTAAACAACAATATGGCAGGCTCTGTGGATATGGATTTATCTGGTGCTATTGCTTCTCATATTCAGTTATTAGAATCTATCAAAGCTGAAATGGGTGAAGTAGCAGGTATCTCTAGACAAAGAGAAGGTCAGATTTATAACAGAGAAACTGTTGGCGGTGTTGAACGTTCTAACCTTCAGTCATCTACTATTACTGAATGGTTATTCTCTACGCACGATAATCTGAAGAAACGAGTATTAGAATGTTTCATAGAAACTGCGAAGATAGCTCTTAGAGGTACTAATCCTAAATTCCAGAATATATTACCTGACACATCAATTCAAATGATGATGATTCCAGGTGATGAGTTTGCAGAATGTGATTATGGTTTAGTTGTAGATTCTTCTTCTGCTACAAACAATCTAAATATGAAGATTGAACAATTAGCACAAGCTGCTCTACAAACTCAAACACTTTCGTTCTCTTCGATTATGAAGCTTTACTCCTCTGCATCTATTGCTGAAAAGATTAATATGATTCAGCAAAATGAAATGGAGATGCAGCAAGCTGCACAGCAAAGACACGAACAGGAAATGCAGCTGCAGCAAGAAATGCAACAAAAGGAACTTGAACACAAGCAACTTGAAATGCAATTGCAGGATGCTATTAATCAGAGAAACAATGAGACCAAGCTCAAGATTGCACTTATACAAGCTGAGAATAATCACAATCAGATGGTGTTTAGAACTGACGATGATGCATTCTCTGAAGAAGAAAAGCTTACTCTTGAACAAAAGGATAGGCAGTTTGATGCTGAGCTAGACTTCAAGAAGAAGCAGTGGAAGGAAAAAAGAGAAATAGAACTCAAGAAGTTAAATAACTAAATTTATTAATTAAATGGGAAATTCAGATTTTAAGAATCGTCTCCTATCGTTTTATGGGGTAAAGGACACTGACTTCAGTGACTCTACCCCTCTAACGGGGGAGGAAAGAATTGCTATTGTTCAGAACAACCTGAATGTATTAACTACAGTAAATGATTTAATCTCTCTAATCCCTTGTGGTTTCCTTAATGCTCCAAAGAACATTAATACACTAGATAAGGCTATGGATTGGTTCTCCAAGCTAAAGCCATCACAAGGTAAGAAGATTGGTGCTGTAGTATCTTATTTCGATACTGATTCAGGTGTTGCTGAAGTAATGCGATTCGTTGGTGGTAATACACTACCTGAAACAATTAAAGATAGCACGAACTGGGAATGGTTTAATTCTGGTTCAGCTACATTCAAGGGTTTATTCAATAACGAACAAGAACTAAAGCTTTCGGCTCCTAGTCCTAAAGTAGGTGACCACGCTTTCGTAGGTGATACCTTAGAGAACTCTACTCTTTATGTTTGCTCAAAGAATGGTACTTGGAGAAAGTCTAAGAGACTCTTCAATGATATTGTATCAAAGTTTGATGCTGTGTTCTCTGTAGAGAATGGTGAGCAATTAGAGATGTATGATGAGTTCATTGCTGATAAGGCTCTTATGGATGCCGAAGGTAATGTAATAAATGAAACATACCTAAGAATATCAGATAGAAAAGTTCTCATAGAGAATGTGAAGAAGCAGATTGAAGAAATCAAGAAGGAAAAGTTTGCAGGTATAAATGAAAAGAACAAGACCTTCCTAAATCTAAATCCTGATGATTTAGCTTGGGATATGGAAGATAGACTTTCATTTGCGGAAAGACCTAACAATACTAAGAGTAAGTATGGTTTTGTTTACCTAAGAAATGAAAAGCCTCTTACTGATGACAGCTTCTCAAGAACAGGAGATAAGATTATCTACGCTATTAGATTCAATCACGACCTTGGTGGTAGAACAATAAACATTCCTGATAACACAGTTTTAGATTTCACATACGGTGGTTCATTTACTAATGGTACTTTAAATCTTGGAAAGAATGTTATCATAAGAACTTTTGATAGAGACCAGATTGATGTAAAGATTAATGGTCAATATAAGTTGATGGAAAGCTTTACTAATGCGAATGGTGAAACTATTGTGCCAACTCCTCCTCCTACTCCTAAGCCTGTTGAGCCTACAGTAGTTAATGCAAATGTTTATAGCTCTACAAATAATACGTACACAGCTTTAGATACAAACAACCTTAAGAACTCTAACTACGCTGGTAATATCTATCAGGGTGATGTTATGAGTGATGGTACATTCAAGGTTAAGAAGTCTCTTGTACATTCTACTACAAATGAGGTAGTTTATGGTAATCAGCCTTCTTATACCAATAGTACACAATTCGGTTCTAAGGGTGCTGCATTTAAGTATGCTTACAATCAGGTAACTCACTATTGGAAGGATGGTCAGAATACTGTATTTAGCTATAGTACTATTATAGGTAGAAATGCTGGTGCTGACTATGTAGAACCTACAGCTCCTGTTACTGTAGCTAGAGCTAATGTATATAGTTTCTCAAAGACTAGTTTCGATGAAGCAACCTCTGCAAAGGCTTTAGAGAGAGATTATAAGAATAATCTATATTTAGGTAACTTAATGTCTGATGGTACATTCCAGTATATCAAGGATGTTGTACCTACTGTAGGTAACGGTAGCTTATATGGTAGAACAGAGAATGAAACTGACGTACGTAATCTGCGTTCAGCTAAGAGTGCAGAATATAAGTATTTCTATATAACTAGACTAGCTAAGTGGGTTGATGGTACTAACGTTATAGAGTATCATAAGATAGTACAAAGAAAACCTGAATATGACTATGTTGCACCTGTAACTGTTGTAACAGCAAATGCTTTAAGTTTTGCTAAAAATACATACCAAGCTGCTACTCCAGAAGAATTAGTAAGACGTAGACACGAAGCTATGTTATATGTAGGTAATGTTATGTCTGATGGTACTTTCCAATTCATTAAGGAATTACCAGCTAATATTACCGAATCGGTTAAGTATGGTAGTGCAGAAAATGTAACAGATGTTGATCAGTTAAATGATACAGGAAGTGCTACTAACAAGTATGCTTACAATATTAAGACTGTAACTTGGGCTACAACACCCGCTACTACTATTAGTTTTGTAGAAGCTAGAAGACCAGCAAATGATTTTAGTACTGCTCCTACTATTGTAAATGATTATGCTTTAAGCTTTAATAGAAACTCTTACGATGAAGTTACTTTAGATAAGATTAAGGCTAAGGGTGCTAGAATAAATCATCAATGGATAGGTAATAGTATTTATATAGGTAAGCTTAAGTCTGATGGTTCTTATGAACCTACTATGGCTCTACCATATAGAAATGAATATATAGTGAAGTATGGTACTACTGGAAATGAAACTAATGTAGATAATCTTGTTGATTACGGAAATGCTGCAAAACCTTACGCTTATAATGTTGTAAATCATATATGGAATGGTCAGCAACCTAATGGCGATAGAATAGACTACAGTTATCTATCTGTAAGTAGTAGAAAGTCTGATTCGGATTACAGCCCAAGAAAGTTTATAAAGACTAAGAATGTATTCAGCTACAGACAGGCTGTATATGAAGGTGTAACTTCTGATAATCTAAAGGCAAAGAATCATACAGGTGTTCTATGGTTTGGTAACGAGATGTCGGATGGTACTATGAAGAATGATGCTATACAAGTTCAAGAACAAACTACAGCTGTAATTCTTTATGGTAATAAAGAAAGTATCTCGGACAATCCAACTTTCGGTAACAAGAGTGAAGTTTATAAATATGCCTTCAATGCTACTAATCACAAGTGGTCTACTGTAGCAATGAATCCTGATACTAACTTGAATCAGACTTACACTGTAGAATATAACAGTAACTTATCTAGAAATGCTTCTAAGGATTATGGTGTACAACCAGTAACTCCTCCAGCACCTCCTACTAGCAATCTATCTAACATAGTTATTTCTCCAACTGATTTATCTGGTCAGATTCTTAACGCAGGAAACGCTAGTTTATATACAGAGTATACTGTTAGATTCCTTGAAGATAGTGGTATAAGAACAACTAAGGTTAGAACATTAGCTGCTGACTATGGTGATACTACTAACTCTATTGTTGAAGGGGATTTAAATTCCTATTATAATTCGAATGACCCATTAAAGGTTTACAGAATGAAATCTGATGGTAGTAAAGCTTTAGAATTAGTGGGTGAATTAGATTACTATAGTGTTGATGAAGGTAGCTCTGATAGAAACCTAAACTTAGAATATAAGACAGTAGGTAATAACAAGGCTTTTGTTGTCAAGGATTCTAGAGTACCAGAACTTGAAAATCTAATTGTATTCTTCGGTGAATCTAAGAAGAAGAATGTAGCAATTAATGGTGATGTAGGTATTAAAGGTATTTATCAAGGAGGTAAAGAATTGAATTCTGTAGGTTCTTCACAACACGGTAGAGTGTACTCATTTGATTCTCTATTACCAGTAACTATTTCTAGAATAAATAATGGTAGTAATATATCTGTAAGAGATGCTAACAATCAAGAAGTAAGTGTTGATGTATACGTAGAAGAACCAGTTCGTAGTAGTGATAATGACTACATTATATTCTATAAAGCCGATTCTCTACCTGTAATTGGCGTCAAGTTGATTGTATTAGACTATCTATAATTAAA